CAAGAAAAACAAATTTACTGGGGCAACGCGAAGCTTGCGGCGCCGGTGCGCGAGGGCGGCGGAGAGACCGAGGCCACCTCATACATGTGACCATGCCAGCACGCCGCGACAACTGGCCGGACCTGCTTGCAAAATTCATCGAGCAAAAGCGCGATCAACCTTTCGCGTGGGGATCAAACGATTGCTGCCTATTTGGAGCAAACTGGATTGAGCTTTGCACAGGAATCGACCCAGCGGCGCGCCTGCGCGGCACCTACAACAGCGCGCTTTCTGGCGTGCGCGTGCTCGAAAAACACGGCGGCCTGATCGGAACTATCCAAGCGCACATGGAGCCTCTAGGATTCAAGCCAATCGGCCAAGGATTCGCTGCTCGGGGAGACATCGCGGTGCGTGATTGTGGCAACGGCGAGACGATGACGATCGTGATAGGCTCGAAAATCGCTTATGTCGGGAAGGATGGGCTTTTATTCGCTGACTTAAACGACGGCGCGGAAACGCGTTTCTGGAAAATCTAACATGCCACAAGGAATCATTTACGCTATCGCCTACGCAGTCGCGAGCGCAGCACTAACCGTTGGCGTCACATCGGCAGCGATTGCGACCGCAATCGGATACATCGTGGCTTTCACTGCGGTCATCGGCGGTTCAATGGCCGCGTCGAAACTGCTCGCGCCAAAGATGCCGAGCTTCGCCGACTCGTCGCTCTCGGACCGGTCGCAAATGGTTCGGTCACCGATTTCGGCGCGGACGATTGTTTACGGGAAAAGCCGCGTCAGCGGGACCATCGTTTATCTCAGCACGACGGGAACAAAGAACGAGTTTCTGCACATCGTCCTGACGCTCGCCGGCCACGAGGTCGAAGCGATTGACGAGGTGTATTTCAACGACGAGCTGGTGCCGCTGACCGGCAACACGCCGACGGGATTTTACGCAGGCGTCGCCCGGGTGAACAAAAAGCGCGGCGTTCCCGGCGACACCGCCGACGCGGATTTGATCGCGGACACCGCGAGCCTGACCGATGGCAAATGGACGTCGGACCACAAGCTCTCTGGCATCGCCTACCTTTACGTGCGCCTGACGTGGGACGCCGAGAAATTCCCGAGCGGGATTCCGAACATCAGCGCCGTCATTCGCGGCAAGAAGGTGCTGGATCCGCGCACGGCGACAACCGCCTATTCCGCCAACGCCGCGCTCTGCTTGCGCGACTACCTCACCGACACGGCGCTGGGCATGGGTATGACCGCAGCCGAGGTTGACGATACCGCGTTCGGCGTCGCCGCCACGATTTGCGAAGAGCAGGTTCAAATCCTTCCGCTCTCGCCGACGGTTTACGAGAACCGCTACGAGGCGAACGGCGTGATTGTGACGAGCGCAAGTCCAGACGAGAACATCGGCAAGCTCCTCAGCGCAATGGGCGGGCTGATCGCCTACACGGGCGGCCGGATCGTGCCTTACGCGTCTGCCTACCGCATACCAACGGTGACCCTGACCGAGAAGCATTTTGTGGGACCGCTCAACGTGCAGACGCGGACGAGCGCACGCGACCGGGTGAACTCGGTCAAAGGCGTTTACGTCAGCGAGACGAACAACTGGCAAGTGACCGACTTCCCGACGATCAGCTCGGCCACCTACGTCACCGCCGACAACAACAACGTGTTTTTTCGGGACGTAGTTCTCCCGTTCACCACCTCGCCTAGTTGCGCTCAACGGCTCGCCGTGCTGGAGCTGCGCCGCGCTCGGGAGGAAATCACGTTCTCGGCACGCTTCCGCCTTGAGGCGATGCAGGTCCGGGCTGGTGACACGGTGATGATTACCAACGAAAAACTCGGCTGGTCGTCGAAGGTCTTCGAGGTAATGGAATGGAACTTTGCGAGCGACGGGACGCCTCCGCAGGTGTTTATCGACATGACGCTTCGCGAGACCGCTTCGTCGGTTTACTCGTGGGCCGTCGGCGATCAAATCGCCGTGCCGGACTCGCCGAACACGACGTTGCCAGATCCGTTCACGCTCGGCGCGCCGACGAACCTTTCGCTCACGGCAGACGGCACGACGCAGCTCGTGCAGGCCGACGGCACGATCCTGCCGCGGATCCGCGTCGGCTGGACTCCACCGGCTGCGGAGTTCATCCAGTCGGGCGGCTCGGTCGTCATCGAATACAAGCCGGCCGCAAGCACGACCTACCTGACGTGGAACACGGTCGAGGGAGCGCAGACCGAGGACTTCATTTCGTCCGACATTACGATCGGCACGAACTACAACGTGCGGATTTACGGCGAGAGCTTCTTTGGGATCTCCACAAGCTATCTCAGCGGGTCGATTACCGTCGCGCAGGACACGACGCCGCCTGCAACGCCAACCGGACTCAGCGCAGCCATCGGCACCGGCAAGGCCGTCTCGCTCGACTGGAACGACAACACCGAGCCGGACTTTTCGGAGTATGGCATTTACCGGAACGTCTCGGCAATCACGCCGGCCAACGCGAACACGGACAAGATCGCCGAGGTTCGCGCGTCGCGGTTCGTGGACACGGACGTAACCATTGGGACGACCTATTACTATTGGCTGACCGCTTACGATTCGGTTGAGAACGTCAGCGGCTTTACGAGCTACGTTCAAGCCACGCCGTCGGTCATCACGGCTGGGCCGATTGACCCGACTGCGCCGGCTACGCCTAACGCTCCGACGCTGATCAGCACGACGGTTTACGTCTCAACGGACGGCACTAGCTTCGCCCGCGTTTCGCTCACCGCGCCGCCGTTGCCATCGGGAGCGGTCGCTCTCGACGTGCTTTATCGGCGAACAGGCTCAAGCGATTTCATTATCGGCAATCAGATCAACTCGTCAGTCTCCTACGCCGTCACGATTGACGATCTTTCCGTCGGCGAGGCTTATCAATTCGCAGCGCGAGGCATTTCGTTCTCGGGAGCGTTGTCGCCCGTTTCGTCTTTGCTCAGTCAGACCGCGCCGAGTAACACGACCGCGCCAGCCGCACCGATTGCGCTTTCGCCGGCGTTGTCTCCAAACGTGGAGCCGCGCAAAATTGGAGCAGTCTTTGCGTTCGGTTCGCTTGCCGAGTGGCAGGAAAACACAGAGCAAGATTTTGCTTACTACGAGGTCAAGGCGACGCTCACGAACTCCGACGCGGCGGTGGATTACAGTTGGGGATACGCTGAAATTTTCGAAGCGAGGTTCACCTTTTACAACGCAACTCTGCAAGCCGGCCATGTTCGCGTGCGCTCAGTCAATCGCAGCGGAGTCGCGAGCGCATGGACTTATTTCGGCAACGCAAACGGCTTCGCATCGCTCGGGCTTGTCTTTGGAACTGCCGCCGAATCCGTCGCCGAAGGCAACGACACCCGCATCACCGGCGCAGCCCAGAAAGCCTCGAACCTCTCCGACGTTGCCAGCCCGTCCACCGCTCGCGCAAACCTCGGCATCAATCGCTTTTCGCACGTTCAGAGCCTCGCGGGCGGCTCACCAACCGAGACGTTCACCTTCACGCACTCGCTCGGCACGGTGCAGGACTACGTTTTGGCCGCGTGCGTCTCGCCGGTAAACGAGATGTTAATCGCGCACGACTATTCGGCAGCTGGCAACAACTCCAACGACACGGTCTTTCAAGTCGCCACCGTTGACGGCTCAAACATCTCCGCAGGCTTGCGGCGTTTCACGATTCATTTCGTGCAGTGATTCCGCGCTGAGTCTGTTTTTTGTTCAGACGTAAGTCGTTGATTATCAACGCGCACGGATTGCGTGCGATACTTCGCGCACATTTGGCTTCACATCGTCGGGCGGATGTGTATGGTTTGCTCATCGGAGGGAATTAACCCGACGACAAAATCAAAAATGACCAACACGATTCAAGCAGGACAAACCCTCAAGGCTCGCAGCGTTTGCGATTACGACTGCATCTTTTCGGTGGAAGTGATCGAGCGCAAAGGCTCCTTCGTCACCCTCAAAGCGCAGGGCAACGTGAGCCGCAAAAAGGTAATGACCGACGACCAAGGCGAATACGTTTTTGCGCTCGGCAAATACTCGATGGCTCCGATCTTCCGCGCATGAGCCCGACCACCGCTCTTACCCAAGCGCTGATCCTCGCGATCACCGCACCCGATCAAGCACGCGCTGACCGCGCAATCGCTCTCGCTGAAAGCATCGGCGCGGGCTGCACGGCGAAGCAGATTGCAGCGGCGAAGCGCAACGCAGCGAAACTCTCGAAATGAAATCCACGCTCCTCCTCCTCGCGCTCTGCGCAACCGCGCACGCAGCGCCACCTGATAGCTTCTTCCGCGCTCTGCACGTAGTCGAGACGAGCGGCCGCACCGGGCCAATCCTCGGCGACGGCGGCAAGGCGCTCGGACCGTTGCAGATTCATCGCGCATACCACGCGGACTCACGCGTGGCCGGCGATTACAGCCGAGTGGCCGATCTCGACTACTCCAAGCGCGTCGCAACCGCATACCTCAAGCGATACGCGCCCGAGGCGTGGGCTGCGGGCGACGTCGAGGGGCTTGCCAGAATCCACAACGGCGGACCGCGCGGGCACCTGAAGGCGGCAACCAAGAGCTACGGCGTGCGCGTCAAGGCGCTTTCAAAATGAACCCACCCGACCAACCCACGCCCCACGCGGGCACACCCGAATGGCCCAAGCCGTTTGCTGGCACGCCCACGCCCACCCTCGCGCCGACGCCTAGAACGGATGCCGCCCTTGAGTGGGTCAGGCCAGCAGGCAACGACTCTGGCCCACCAAATGAGCAATACGTTTCGGCGGAGGTCGCTCGCACCCTCGAACGCGAACTCGCCGCCGCGAATAAACGAATCGCTGATTGTGAGTTTCTTTCGCAGCACCGATATAAAATCATCCAGCGACAAGAGCCTCGGTGCAATGAAGCCATCGCCCGCGCCGAGAAAGCCGAGGCTGAGCTTGCAAACATCGCCAACGCCAAGCCTCACACATGGGGCGACATGAGCGATAGCTTTCAAGCATGGGCGCAGAGCCGCGCTCGGCACGCACTCGCCGCCATGAAAGGCACGATCTAATTTTATGACCAACGAACAACATCTCTCACTCTTAACCGAACTTCGCGCCATTCGTGAGGCTCTCGAAAAGCCGAAGCCGATGCCCAGCCTGACGACTGCAACCGCAACGACCGCGACGCCGGACACTCTGCCACTCCCGGCGATTGCAATCGCGGACGCGGGCAGTGTGGAGGTCCACTTCGGCAAGAACACCGGGACGCCGCTTAGCTCGCTGACCGACAAACAACTGCTCTGGTATGGCACCGAGCGCCCGGCGCAGCTCAAGAAGGACGGGACGCCGTTCGCTCCGCGCGAGGCCGACACGCTTCTCAAGAACGCGTGCCGCACGCTCTGGCATCAGCGCAAGAGCGGCGCTCCAATCGTGCTGGCGACGCAGCCGGCAGACGACGGCGAGAACGTGCCGTTCTGATCTTTGTCGCCGGTATCGACGTAAACCAGAACCCTACGACGCCGCTGGTGGCGGTGCGAAAATACGCCAGCAACTATTTCCCCAAAAGGAAAACCCGCCGGCCAACGACGACCGGCGGGACACACGAAACACACACACGATACACTAACATGGACAACGTAAAAACAAACGAGATCGCGGTCGCAGAGACCGCTACCAAAGCACCGATTCAGTTCGGCCAACACGGCGTGCAGCTCCAATCAATCGACGAAGCTTTCCGCTTCGCCCGGGCCGTTGTCGCATCGGGCTGGGCACCGAAGGGCATGGAGAAACCCGAGAGCGTAATGATTGCCATCCAGTTTGGGATGGAAATCGGACTGACGCCGATGGCGGCGCTGCAAAACATGGCCGTGATTAACGGTCGCCCGGCAATCTACGGCGACGCGGCGCTGGCGCTGGTCCGCTCCAGCGGGCAGCTAGTGAGCTACAAAGAGCAGGAGGTCGGCGAGCCGGGCAAGGATTCGCACGGCTTCACCGTCACCGTGCAGCGCAAAGGATTCGACGCAGCGAGCGAGACGTTCACCTGCGGCGATGCAAAGGCCGCAAAACTTTGGGGCAAGGCCGGACCGTGGACCGACTACCCGAAGCGCATGATGAAATTCCGCGCACGGGGTTTCCTTCTCCGCGACCAGTTCGGCGACATTCTCAAGGGACTGCGAACCGCCGAAGAAGCGCGGGACATCCCAGCAGAGATCAACGTCACGCCGCTGGCCGACAAGCTCGCGGGCGGACTCAGCGACGCAATCAACAACTAATGAAACCACGCGAGAGAACATCAGGAATTCCGACCCGCCGCAAAGACGTGCACCTCGAAATCGCAAAGCCGAAGCGGAGGCAGGCCGTCGATGAGACGACTTACAGCCGAAACAAAATGGGCATCGCGGTGGACAGTCGCGGGCGATTCATCGGGCGGCGCGACATCGAAAAAGGCGCGGCACATTTCTGGGACTCACGAAGGAGCAAAAACACATGAGCAACGACAACGACACAAAACAGACAGCCATCATCAACGCGGCAACGGAGCAATTCCGCGCGCTGCTCGAAACAAACTTCCGCAGCATCGCGAAAGCGGCGCAAGACGGATTCATCGAGGACGAGGACCAGACGGAACCGAAGGCGAAAGCCTCGTTCACCGTCGAGTGGGACAGCCTCGCGCAAGCGCCGAAGGTCGGCGTGAAGATCGCGTGGTCGGTCCGATACAAAGACGAGTCGGAAACGGAGATCGATCCGCTGCAAAGCAAGCTGGGGCTGGAGGTGCAGCCATGAGCGCGCCAACCAACGACGGAGGGCCGGCGTTTCCAGTCATGTATGTCAGCGAAGGCATGACCCTGCGCGACTACTTCGCGGGGCAGGCGCTGGCAGCCGTCTTAGTCAGCCCGAATTACCGTGAAGCATCGACTAATGATGTTGTCGAGCGCGCCTACTGGTTTGCGGATGCAATGCTGGTCGAACGCATGGAGGAGCCCAATTGAACATCGAATCAAACGAGCAATATCACGCCAACCCGGCGATCAGTCACAGCAAGCTGGAGTGCTACCGCAGGCGGCCGGCGCTCTACTTCAAGAAATACGTGGCCAAGACTCTGGCGCCACCCGAGGACACCGGCGCTTTCCGACTCGGCTCAGCGGTGCATTGCGCGGTGCTCGAAGAAAAGGAATTCGCCTCGCGCTACATTTTGAAACCGGACTGCGACCGGCGCACGAAAGAGGGCAAGATCCAGTTCGCCGAGTTCTCCGCACAGCACGCGGACAAGACCTTGCTCGACCACGACGAGATGGCGCAGGTCGTGGCGATGCGCGAGGCGGTGGCGGCGCATCCAATCGCGTCGCGGCTACTCGCGGAAGGAACGCCAGAGATGACTTGGCGCAAAGTGCAGCCGAACGCACTGGGCGCTCTGCAATGTCGGACGGACTGGTTTGCTCCATGCGGCTGCGACATCAGCGAGTTTCACCCATATGCGCTGGATATCAAAACCGTTGAGTCACTCGACAGCGACGCGTTCCGCAACTTCGAGAGGGCTGCGTTCTCCTACGGCTATCATCGGCAAGCGGGATTCTATCTGCCGTTGATCAACGAAATCTTGGGCTATCCGGTCACGCGGATGTATTACGTCGCAGTTGAAAAGGTCGAGCCGTTCGGCGTCGCGGTTTACAAGCTCTCGGACGAGGCGATTGCCAAGGGCCAAGACGAGAACATCGCGGACCTAGTGCGGCTCAAGCGAAGCCTCGAAACGAACGACTGGCCGAACATCGAGCCGACGATCCATGAGTTGAAACTGCCGGGCTGGTATGCGAAATGAAATCAAACCTCAAATACAACTGGCGCATCACGCTCGGCGCGCCGGGTCACTCCATCAGCGTCGTGAAGCGCTGCACGATCGAACAGGCATTGCTCGCCGCCGACGAACTCGAGACCGAAGTGGATTGGCTCGTGACTCTCATCGGCATCACCCGCGAAACATGAAAGAACTATTCGTCATCACCGTTGCGACCTCAGTCTGCACCAGCGCAATTTGCTTTTGGCTCGGCCACGCGCTCGGCAAACGACGCGGCCGCGACGAGCAATGGATCAGCGACTACCTCGCTTACGAACGGAAAACACAGGCCGGCCGGGACAACCTCGGACGGTTCAAAAAACGAAAGGCACCTTATGGTAAGATCAAAATCCCAGCACCAAAAAACGAATTCTGAGATCGACCGGCGACTGCTCGAAATGCAGTCACCAAGCGAGATCGTCCGAAACCTGCGCGGCGCCACGCTGAGCAATGTCCACGCACGGGCGCGGCGTATGAGTTTGGCGCTGCATCGCATCACGCCGGCCGAGCGAGACCATCTCGTCTGGCTTAGGAAGGGATCGAAGAAATGAAACCCCATCGACAACGTATAGCCATAGCGAAAGCGTGTGGCTTCAAATGGAGCGAATACTCGGACGAATTGGGGCAACTCGTCGCGGAGTTCACCCCCAACTACCTCAACGACTTGAACGCCATGGCCGAGGCGGAGAAGGTGTTGCAAGACGATAGAGAAGCTGCGTTTCGTGGATGGTTATGGCTTGCGCACGGACAACCGGAATTGCGGTGCGCTATCGTCCACGCCACCGCCGCCCAACGCGCCGAGGCTTTTCTCCGCACGATTGGCAAATGGGAGGATGACGAATGAACACGTTTATTTTTGGAGATCCGAAGGGCCAACCGAGGGCGCGAGCCTTCGCCCGCAAAATGGGCGCAAAGCACGTCGCGCGGATGTATGACTCGGACGTTGCCGACGCGTGGAAGCGGGCGGTGGACCTCGGGATTGAGCGCGAGCTAAAGGCGGCGGGGGCACTCGATCCGGTCGGAGCGTTCGAGTGCAAGCTGACCTTTTTCTTCCGCCGGCCGAAAAGCCACTACGGCAAAGGCGGGCACGTAAAGGCGAGCGCACCCATCTGCCACGTCTCGAAGCCGGACGCGGACAATCTGGCGAAGCTCGTGCTCGACCGCATCACGCGGGGCGGGCGGATCTGGCGGGACGATTCGCAGGTCGCACGGCTCACGGTCACGAAGTATTGGGCCATCACCGACGCGAGGATTGGCGTCTACCTCAGCGTGGAGCGATTTGAGCCGAGCGGGGCTTGACGCGTGGAGGGCATCGCATAAACAAGGAGCAGGCCGTGAAAAGCCTACAACCACTAATGACTGTTCAAACTTTAGCCAGCCAATCGCGCGGAGGCATTCAGTGGTGCCAATTTTCACCCGCGCGTTTGGTTGGCTTTTTTTTATGAACTGGATCAACATCAAAACCTCGGACCTGCGATCACCTGAATTTATCGGGTCCGACCCTACTGCTCGCGGCACATGGGTCGCCGTTCTCGGTTATTGCTACGAGCAGGAAAACGGCGGCCGCATCAAAGGCTGCAACGCTTGGAAAGATCGCCAGTGGCAACAAGTCTGCGGAGTCACGCGCGAAGAAA